ACTACTCCGAACAGATAATACCCGCCAGTAGCCGGGTCGTTAGTTTCTACCGTGCCCCGTACCGTATTCGTGTTCGGGTCCGGAGTCAGCTTGGTGATGCGGTCGTAATAATAACGCAGTTCCGGTTTGATTTGGCCAGGGGGATAGTATTCACGCGCGATGGAACTCTGGAGCTGATTAAAAACACTTTGTACCTGGCCCCAGTCATAATCCCGCGCCCAATTGTACTTAGCCATCACTGCCTCCCATCATCATTGCCGCTACAATCAATCCGATACCGCCTATCAGATACAGAGATGGAGTTCCATCCTCAAGCGGCATTCCAGTATTCGGATCTATGACTCGTCCATCCGAAGTCAGCACCGGATCCGGTTTCATATTAGGCACCGGATCATTCGCAATCGGATCCCGATAGCCTACAAACCAGTTCCAGCAATCGCCGCTGGGATCCACACTGCCGTACTCAATGCAAATGCCGTGATCATATCGAGTGCATTTGGCGCGGTAGTGACAGGATCCGCGATCTCGGTCTGCAATGCAGCGTTGTCCTGCGTCTCCAAGCTGAGAGTTCATACAGGCTTGCTTCAGAGCCTCCCAGGCGGCATCGAAATTCGCCAGCGCCTGCGCCTGCGAAGCTTTAGTTCTAGGCCCGGAGAAGTATCCCCGGATGTTCTCTATCAGCTTGGGCTCAATCTGCTCGACAACCCTAGTCGCTGCTGTTTTCTGAGCATTGCGCCGGAATATGGAACTCAACCAGAACGTCACTCCGGCCACGGCGGCGCCTACTAAAGGTATCGCCCAGGTCGCCGTGCTGGTGGCGGCGAGCACTCCACTAGTGATTTCACCAGCAGTGCCGATAGCCGCTGTGGTTACGTTGCTGCCTCCCGCCGCTGCCTTCACAATCTGTTGCCCGCCGCTGCTTATGGTCTGGTATATCGGAGTGGAAGTCTGAGATGGGATCTGAGAGACGGAACTGTAATAGGTATCCATCTCACTTCCACCCTCGCCCACATCGTACTGACCCACGGTGACCGGAGCCGGATGGTAGAAGCTCAACGTAGCTGGATTCCGAATGATCATTTCACCGGGATGATGACCTTCAGGTCTCCCTTGCGCGTGCGCATAATCTTGGCGTCAATGTAGCGCCCAGTAGGAATCGGATTGCGCTTGCGAGCAGTGGATTTGGCCTTGGCTTTGGTTTTCGCTTTCGCTTTCACCTTCGATTTCACCTTCGCTTTGGCCGCTGCCTTGGCCGCCGCTGCGATTTGTGCAGCCTTCTTCGCAGCCAGTTGCACTTTCCTGACAGAGGCCTTCTTCCACTTAGCTGTCTCCCCTACGAGACTGGGCACATAGTCCGCCGACGCACGAATAGGATGAAACCTACCCTGCGCATCCTGAAATCCGGCGTCGATGTTTTTGACCTTCAATGGCATGTGTTAATCTCCTTTGGACATGAGTAGCGCTACTACAACCACGGCGCCGATGACTAGCACAGTGGTGCTGGATATCGAACTGGCTACGCTTTCGATTGGCGTATAAGGTCTTTGGGACCCGAAAGGACCTACAGTTCCAGGTTGGGTGGGCTGATAGATGGTAGTGCCACCCGGGCCAGTCTGATAAATCGGAGCAGGATTCTGGTTGAGCAGAATCTGTTGTCCCGCTTTGGACCAACTGCTAGCGAGGTCCTTAAAGATATCCCAGAACCCAGTGCTGCTGCCGCCAGAATCACTTCCTGAATCACTCTGCCCAAGACCATACAGAGAAGGGCATTGGCTACAGGTTTCGACTTGCATAATACGCTCCAATTAACAGCACCGAGGCCAGAATAGCGGCCTGGTACTGATTTTGTTTCTCATCTCGAATGGGCCACTCCCTTTTCCGGAATACTCTATCTCGATCCGCTTCCCAACCCGGGAACAGCCCATGAGAGCGTCTATCGGAGTCCTTTTTCCGTCGCGGTAGGAAGCTACATACACATGGGAAAACTGTTGTGGGTCCCGCTCATCCGCTGCTACGGTGACGAAAGCGCAAGGGATGCCTTCCGCCAGCAGCATGGACGCCACCAGCATGGAGAAGTCATCGCAATCCCCCTGCGCGATGGGATGCATATTCAGCAGGTCCACGGGACGGATGAGGGATTCCACGATAGGGTCCTGATACCAACGCTGTAGTGGTAGCGCAGTGGACTCATCTGTGACAAACCGCACGCGGCCCCTGACGTAGTAGAAGATCTGGGCTTCCGGGGACTCGGTAGGCATCTCAAGCTTGGCTTGATCGACCGCCTGCTTCACCACGTCGGACTTGGAATCTTCGATGGCGTATTTGGTCATCAGCGCGATGACTGCTGCAGTCTGATCGTCTCCATAGTCCGGCACAGCGGCAAGCGAATAGTTGACCCGGCCCAGGACGGGGTGGTCGAACTGGTTCATGTACACCTCACCAGAGGTGGATTCGGCATCGTGGGGAGGCTAACACGGAACGCAACGAAAATCTAGGGGGTGCGTGTAGTATACGTATACTGTATATGCACACTATGCGGTTCGACAACGGCATCTAAGTTATTGATTTTTCGTAGCGCGTAGTGGACATTACAAAGTGTGTATGCAGCAATTGTAAAGACGCCTGTGAAATGCGGTGATGGCTATGAAATTCGGCGGCAAGTTGTTATAATCAGTGCGGTTGTGAAAATCAGTGCTGGAGGTGGTGAATGAAAATTCACCATGTGGGCCCCGTAAAATACGCGATTTTGCGATCAGCTTGATGGTGAATTTTCATTCACTGCCTTTAGATGCTATGCTCACAACCAGAAAGGAGACAGTTGGCGTGGAAGATATCACAGCAGCACCGCCGCCGCCGGAGTCGGAAATCGCCTATGAGAAGGCCATGGAAGACATGGAAAAGTCGGAGGCTGAACTGATTGAGCAGGAGGTAGAGGAATCCGATAGTGGAGACCGAGTGGTAATCCTGACAGGAAAGAAGAAGCTCAAGAAGCGGGAAGAGAAACCCAAACTGCCCCGCCCTTATACTCGCCATTTCAAGGACGAAAACCAGGATCCCAGGGCCAAGTCCGACAAGTTCTTCCTGTATTGGAAAACCTTGTGGAATGACCCTGATATCCGAGACCGCATCGTAGTTTACGTCTATCGCATCTGGCCGGTGATGAAGAAGGATTTCCGGCAAGTGGACAAGTGCTTCGAGCCGCTGAATGGACCTGAGGATTTACTACGCGCCTACGGATGCGGTGATTACAACCTGAAGCTGAAAGATGCTCTGGACCGCAGTGAGGGCGCTATCAATTGCACGATTACCAATATCGGCAGCAGACAGTTAACTGAGCACCCACCGGTGCTAGATCTGGAAGGGCTGGAACTGGATGATCCACTCAACCGCAGTTATCTGGTCTGGTGCCGTAGTAGAGGCATTCAGATACCCGGCGATTCTGGGTATGTTTCGGAGAAAGGAGACGAAGTGGCAACAGTAGAGGCAGTCAAAGAGTTAACCAGCACCGTGACGCGTATGACGGACCGGATGCTGGATGCGGCGGATGAGAAAATCAAGCTGGCGGATGCGCTGGCCAAAACCAAGAAGGAAGACAACGGTGACAGCGTAGTGGCAAAGACGCTGGACATCGTGAAGGTGGCTACGGAATCGGCGTCCAGCATCGTAAAGCAGGGTGTCGAGCAGGCGCTCAAAGTCCAGAACGCCGATCCTGCTGAGACTATGCGAAACGTAGTGAATATGGCTAAGGAGCTGATGCCGAAGCAGGATGAGGCTAGCAAGAACGTCATCCAGTTGATCATGGAGCGGGACAAGCAGTATGTGGATAAGGTGTTCCAGATCCAGCAGGAACGCATCAGCGCCATGGAGCGGTTGCTGGAGCAGCAACTCATAGCGAAAGCTACAGCCGCAAATCCGGCGGCAGCTCCGGCTCCAGCCCCGGCTACGCCAGCAACTTCGCTGTCCCAAGTAATTGAGGAGATGGCGGAGATGCGGGACAAAATGCGGCGGGCATTAGGACTCGACGAGGAATCGGAAAAGCCCAGTAAAAGCTGGACCGACTATCTGCCCCAGATCATCGCCGGACTCACCACGCTGGGCACTGCCATCAGTGCTGGTCTGTACAATCTGGCAGTGAGTAAGACTGGACAGGGTGCACCCGTGAATCCGCTTCAGGCGGCGGCACAGCCGGAAGCACAGGATGTTATGGGAAACCCCATGTCCGCACCAGCGCCTGAAAATGCTACTCCTAGTGGAGAAGGGAACACAATGACACGATTCACACAATTCCTATCGATGGTGCAGAGACCGCTGCTCAGATCCTTTACCGAGGGTGAATCCGGAGCGGATTTCGCCGCGCGGCTGATCGAGCTGACTGATGACGGCATGTTCGGCCCTAATGCACAGGGCCGCCAGGTGTATGATGCTGTGCTGGAATTCGGAGAGGCGCTGGTGGCGTCGATGATCAAGACCTACCCGCCCATCTGGAACGTGGTCAGCCAGACGCCTCAAAAGTGGGAACGGTTCCTGCATGAGTTCTTCACCGCAGATCAGATCTGGGCGGCGGAAGATGCAGCAGAATCAGCTCCAGCGCCAGCTCCAGCGCCAGTAGCTAGCATGAAACGGAAAACCAAGCCTGCTATGTAGACCTGAGAATAGATCCGGAGTATGATATTGCCATGCTGTATGGCGCTCAGTGGACTGTGCAGTACCGCTGCTCTTACCGGGAGTACTGGTATGACGACCGGGAGTTTGACAACCCCTATGTCGCGATGCAATACGCGGCTTCACTAGCACAGTCCACTAGACGCAGAGTGCGAGTAGTGGATCCGAATGGGAACGTGATATGTGAGTATTGAATGCCGGTACTGGCTACCGATACAAGCGTCGATACTCATCCTCACCGAATTCCGCCACCAATTGCCGCTTGTATTTCCGGCATAGCATCCGAGCCAGCACTGCATCCCGCCGTGAAAACGGATCCCGTCTTGCCAGTGCATGCCCCAACGCAGCGTCGTAGCGGTTGAATCCGGAGTAATCAAGCTGCGATGCATAATCGCAGACGGAAGCCAAGTATTGGACGAACTTCTGAGCGATGAATACCTGCTCCTCAGTGATGCCCTCGGACTCAACATCGATCCTGGCTCTGGTAGCGGTACTCACTTCCGATTCCGTCTCGCCAGGCGCCACCACTTCTTGAGCATACGGAGATGAGTAATCGCCGTCCAGAGCGGTTTCAATAACCTGCTGCTTCTCGACTAGCACCTTGGCCATGTGCGCCGTAAGTGAATCCTGCAGCACCAGATGCTGCACCAGCACGGATTCCGGCTGGCCGATGCGATGCAGTCGATCTTCAGCCTGGGCGATGTTAGAGGGCACCCAATCCAGTTCCAGAAACACTACGTGAGATGAGGCGGTGAGTGTGATGCCGAGTCCCGCAGCCTGAATGCTGCCGATGAATACCAATACGGATTTGTCATTTTGGAACCTATCTACGGACTGCTGACGATCTTCGGCACTCATTTCACCGTAGAACAGCACGGTGGAACCGGGACCCAGTTTCTTTTCACAGATCTCCTGTAGACCGTGAATGACATCGTGGTGGTGACAAAAGAACACGATTTTGTTTCCGCTCTCCAGGATCTCCTCAATCAGAGCAGACGCGGCTTTGAGTGTGGCGATACCTACCATGTGGCGCACTTTCGCCATATCGCTGAACGCCACGGTATACGCCGCCCGCAGCTCCCGTACCGCCTCTCGGTACTCCTCTTCGCTGCCGCTGGCCCGCATCACCAGCATCTTGCTACGCGCTTCGGCGATGCGGTCACTGGCATTCTGGTAGGCTTTGCGCTCTTCATCCAGCACTCGCTCAAAGCCCTCGCTGGGGACTTCGATAACCTGTCGGATCTTCGGCGGTAATTCCGTAAGCACCTGGGACTTCAGCCGCCGTACCATAAACAGGCGTCGAGCTTCAGCCTGGAGCTCCTCCAGATTCTGCGGTCCGGTGAACTCCCATCCGTAATAGCCCTGCCGATAGCCTGCATAGCGGGCATAGAAGCGAGTGCGGCTGCGGAAGTGCTCCGGTTTCTGCTGGTAGCTCAGATGTCGAGTGCAGAAGTCAACGATGTTCCAGAATTCCTGGGGGCGGTTCAGGATTGGGGTGCCGGTGAGCGCTAATCGCTTCCGAGCCTCGATGGGACGCTGATGCACAATCCAGGATCCAGATTCCGGATCCCAGGTGCGCTTGCCTAGGATCAACTTGGTACGCTTGGCATCGGGATTCTTGACGTAGTGGGCCTCATCCAGCACCAGCAAGTCCCAGAGCACGGAGTGAATATGCTCGATATGACGGTCAATGATGTCGTAATTGATAATCACAACATGGGTTTCCGGCCACTCCGAGCTCGACGCCACGCCGATGGACAGTTTCCGTACCAGCCATTTGTCCATTTCCCGCGCCCAGTTGATTTTCAGTGATGCTGGGCATATCACCAGCACACGTCGGATGCTGATATCGTAGTTGATAAGTCCAATGGCCTGAATGGTTTTGCCAAGTCCCATTTCATCCGCAATCAGTGCTGCCGGTCTCCGGGCCGCATAGGCGATACCGGCTTTCTGGTAGGGTAGGTAAGCTAGTCCATCCGGAACCGGGATATAGATATCCGCATCCGTCGCAGCGCTGGACTCCATCTCCTGCTTCTGGCGGCGGATGTGGGCGTTAAGTTCTTCACTTGCAGCCGCATCCGCGTAGTTCCGCAACTTCAATGCCACCTCGGGATTGGGTGTCCACCACCGCCGCATGTTGGGATCCCAAGACATGCCAGCCTCTTTAGGAATCGTTCTGGTGTCATAACCACCCAGCCAGACGTAACGGCCATCACGGTAAGTGAGATACGTTATGGATGCCATAATTGCCACTGAATTCGAAACTATAGGACCAGCTCTCGTAGGTCGGAAATGAAGTCCTGAACCGACTTCTCCCCACGCAGCAGGCGCATCACAAGGCGCACCACGGCGCTGACTTCACTGTCGGAAGGCAGCTTCCGCGCTACGGAACCGAGCTCAGTAATAACTCGGGTGCGTGAGAAGTGACCGCCGACACGGGGGTGGGAACCAGAACTGGGATTCGCCTTCGCTTTCGGCTCCGGAGTCGGAGCCTCGGTGGTGATTGCGCCTACTGTAGACTCCAGCTTCCGCTCTCGCAGCAGAGCTTCCGCTCTCTCTATCGCCTGCTGCTCTCGCAACTGAGACAGGAGATATCCCTCATATGCGGTAATCTGATTCCCCACCAGTTTCTGCACCTGCTCCGGCAACCGTAGCAGGCCTAAATGCTGCGATATCCAGGCCGGAGAGCGCCCAAACATCTCTGCGATGCGCTTCATAGGTAAGCCTCGGTCCTGAAGGCGCTTGGCGATATGGGCGATCTCGATGGGTGTATAGTCCAGCCGGGCGCTGTTCTCCGCAATCTGAGCATGCTCGGCATCCACATTCGCGGGGAGCAGCATTACCACAGCGGATCTCAGCGGTGAGTAGTCCGGAACCAGCTTCTTTTTCGCTATCAGTTGCAGCGCCGCCGCGCGTCGATGACCATAGACAACGCGGTAGCCGGTCTTCTCCTGGCGCACTCCGATGGGCTGAAGCTGATAGCCAACCGAGATCAGATCCTCGACCATCTGCTGCACCTTGAGATCTGCTGTCCGCAAGTTATCCTCCAGTATCAGCTTGGAGGGTGCTACTTTGAGTATGCGGTTAGGCTGTGGCATCATAATTCACCTCCAGAACCGCAACACTACATAAGTCACCATAGACGACTGATACAGCACTCCACCACCGACTACGGAGTTGGCTCCACACTGTGGACACTTCGCCTGTATCGCATTCTTGCCTACTCCGCTGACCTCGATGCCGCAGTCGATGCAGACTCCGGAATCGGCATCCGCTACCTCTTTCAGCCACGCTAGGCGAGACTCCCATGCTGTGGTTTCCGGCATCATATCTCATTCGCCTCCTGCATGAGAATCAGCTCCTCGCAACCATATACGGCGTGAGCTCCGCAGTTGGAGCAGGTGTAGGCCTTGGCATCCGGCTCGATGCCGTGATGCAGCGTCCAGCACCGAGTGCAGTAGCCGGAATCGGATCCGGACTCTACATGACGAATGAGAGTGCGCATTGACGGGCGCTTTTTGATCCTCACAGTGCACCTCCCGATTGGATTAGCCAGTAGCCCATAGCGATAAGGCCACCGGCAAGCGCTGTCAATGCGAGTAACGCTATTGCTAACCCGCAGCCCCTGTTAGATCGCTCAGTGAATACTACTTTTCCGCATCCGTATGGAGACTCATACCGCCTCTCGTATCTGCTAGTCATGATCATTCCTCCTCTCTCTGACTATTGCTATTGATTTCATTACTGCTACTGACAGTAGCAGCAGAATCAGAATCGTTACTGGCACTGAATCCGCTTCCCGCGCCAATGCGGTGCTCAGCGCCGACACCGCGACGCCGCTGAGGAACCCAGGAATCGCATTGCGTATTGCCGATTCCCCGTCCTCGCTCACCACCCACAGCAAAGCTGCCGCGGGTGCTAACGCCAGGTATGACATAGCGCCTGGCGCTAGCAGAAGCACTCCAGCCGTCCATGCCAGAATGGTTGCCCACATATCGCCTCCTTAGTAGTACGGGAGCCCGCGCGGACCCCAGTACCTACTCCGTTCCACAGCGTCACGAATCTCTCCGCACAGCCGTACTGCGGCTTCGTTGCGCAGATCGTGATGCTCGTCCGCATAGCGCAGCAGCATCCTTACTATGTTGCTGATGAAGCGCTGCTGCACCGTGCGATGATTGTGAGTAAGGACATCATACATGGCGTCGGAGATGGATTCATCTCCGGAGCCATAGTACATCAGCCCGAGAATGCGGTCCATCGCGGACCTCAGCTCCCCAATCGATTCCTCTCTCGTCATGATTCCTCCTATCTACTATCGATTCATGCCGCTCAGCTTGCCCTCGGGACTGATACTGAGATCCCGATAGTACCCACTCATCAGACGCACCCACCCATACTCAGTTCGCACCTCATACCTCGCGGCAATACGGCTGAGCTTCAGCCGGTAGCGGTTGCCCTGAGGGGTCACTCGCTGATAGTGACCCCAGGAATCACGTGTCCAGCCGTGGGATTCGGCCCACGCAACCACCTCGTCTCTAGTCATGATTCCACCTCCGGCGGCTCAACGAAGCCGACGTGGCGGAATACCGCTACCTTGCGGACGCTGCCATCCGGCTGGGGTTCCTCTACGGACTCCCGCAGAGTGAATGAGTAGAGGGGTTGAATGCCGAGCGCACGAAGCTCATGCTCCAGCGCCGACATCAGATAGGGAGCGCCGCCAATCATCGCGGCGTCACAGCCGTAGCCCTCGGCGATTTCAGCCAGGACCGACGCACGCAGCGTGATTTCCCGCTGTGTGGGTATGGTGGTAAAGGTGAGTAGATTCTGTATCTGCCGCTTGTTGACGTCTCCGGGTTCTACTACCCCCTGGGCCTTCTGCTCAGGGGTAGCGTTGTGTTGTGTGAGATTGAGAATACTGCTAATCATGTTCGTTCCTCCTATTGATTGTCACTGTCGGATTCGAGTGGCGGCAGCACCGGTGAATCAAGTTCCGGTTGCGCTTCCGATTCCACCGCCTCCTCGTAAATGGGACGGCCCATGTCGTCCCATCCTGCCAGTTTGGGCATGGCGACCCAAACACCGACCAGGGACTGGTTCTCCCACGGCGCCTGGCCAAAGTAAAACCGGAATCCCCGCGCCAGGGGCTCCAGCAATGAAGCTGGAATATAGACATAATGCCACTCCTGCCGCAGCATCCGGAAATCGGCACCAAGCAGCGGTGGCGCATTCTGCCCTTCAGATGGAGCATCGAATGCCAACGCGTGCTTGCGGTTCCACACCCCAGGCACGCCAAGGTCGGGTCGGTATGTGACGCCTCGGTGACTCCGGTACATCGAGCAGCGGCTGTCAACTTCCGCCGCCACTCCGCGGTACCGGAACGTGGCATCAGTGCTCTCACTCAAACTGCGGACGGCGTTGGTCAAACGCCAAAAGACATGACCTTTGATTCTGTAGTTCATTGTTCCTCCTCTGATTCTGCTATTCTCTCCAGCATCGATTTGACCGTGGGCCAATCGATGTCGGATATGGTTGTGGGGTCAACACTCAGATCCGGAGCGGATTCGTAGCTGATATCAGCCATGGGACCCCGTTTTCTCCACCCACCGCGATATACGGGTCTGCCTTGGGCATCGTAGTGGTCGATAGGCAGGCCATGATCTGAGAACCGAATGGTGCCGCTCGGACCGTGGATGTAGGTGCTGGAGCCGGATTCGTACACCGAATACAGCTCCGGGTACTGCAATGCATAAGCAACGGCCCGCTCCATGAGCGGTTCCACTTGTCCGCGGTACAACCGATACTGTCTATCGACAGCCTCGTCCCGTCGCCGCTCCTCTGCGGTTTCCCGCTCCGCCTGTTCTATCTCATACTGGTCCTCAGCAAAGATGCTGAGGACGTAGTCCTCCAGGTTCTCGACTCCATAGGAGGCTATTGGCAGCTCCCCAAACGGGTCATCGAGGTCATTGACCCGTATGAAATCGACGATACTCCCATTGTATTTGGCGTCCAGAACCGGCTGGAGACCATTCTCTTCTACAAGTCTCTCGATAAACTCATACGTTGTCATTGGTTTCTCCTTCCATCAAAGCCTTCAAGAAATCCGACGGCTGTGGCGGCTCTGGTCGCCGCCACTTGCCGCCGATAGGGAAAGCATACTCCCACAGTGGTGGTGGGTGATAGATTTCGGTGAGTGGGTTCAGCACCCGCACATCTACTGGGCAGTCGTCTGGATGCGGGCACACTATTTCAGAGCCAGTGATCAGGAGGTCCGGATAACCCCAGATCTCTTGATTCAGGCGTCCCTTACTCGATACATGAATGCCCGCCACAGCATGGTGGCGGGAGCCGTCTGGATTGAGTTGCCAGTAGTGGCACCAGTAAGCGCCACCCTGTGCTCGGCGTTCAGTAAGTCCTAGACGCTTAACTTCATGGTCACCGTAGCGCCATCCCACTTCTACCCACACTCGATATGCGTCGTCCTGGTACCGCATATCGATCACCTTTGCCGCTGCTAGGATATGTAGCAGCAACCAGGATTCCGGGGCACATCCCCGGAGTGGACGCACAGTGACCATGCCCTCACGGGGCATGTTCAGTGTAACCGCAACTACCCCATGACGGGGGTATTCCTCACCGTCATGGGGGATTAGGTGACGGAAGGAGATCTGCATCATGATATCAGTCTCCCTTCCTCCGCCAGATCCGCGCGGCGGCGACGTGACCAGACCACATTGCGGCTCCAGTCCCTCAGCGGCACTACTTCCCCACGCTCGGCGGCGCGGAGATACCGCTGCTCGGCATCCTCCGAGGTGAAACCTACTAGACTGCTGTCTTCAGTCCCGTAGCAGATAATAGGTCCCTCCGGATCACAATGATCCGGAAGTTCATCGTAAAAGTGGATTTCGGAGACGAAATCCACACTCCCATCGACTACATCTACGACCGCTAGACCGCGGTCGTAGCCAGATCCGTGTTCGTCCGCATATGAATATGCGGACCACGGAAAATCGAAGCCCATAACAGGCGGATGGAGCTGTGGACTCTCCACCCGTTCCGGATCCTGAGGATCCGGATCTGAGATTGGGCAAACCAAATACCTATACATATTCCCTCCAAAACGAAAAAGCCCCAGGGATATCCCTGGGGCGCTGAATCCTACGACCACTCCCCCAGCCCAGGACGGTCCCAGTCCTCGGGCCTTGCCGCGCGGATCTGATCCGCGCAGTAGATGATCCTTCCGCTCGGGTCCTGAATCCCGAGAGGGTGGCGCAACCCGCACGGGCAGTCGACAAGATCGACTACCCGACTCCCATCTCGAGCAGAGACGATCTGCTCGAAATCCTCATCCCCGTACCAGTAGGGGTCAGAGTACCCCCGTGGACGGGAGTACCGTACCGTGAAAAATTCCATCGGTTCCTCCTCTGCGGTTTTCCCGCGACACTCCAGATCCGGAGTGTTTCGACCCAGGTCCGCTACTGGGTCTCATCAGGCGGGGGAAACGAAAATCCCCTACCGGGGATCACTCCTCGGTAGGGGATTCGAGCGCTTGCCGCAGCAGCGCCGCGAAGGCGGATTCCGCCTCACGGCTCTTGGCCTCGGCGACGACGTCGGTGAGGGTGACGGAGCCATCTTCCGCCACCCGGATGTAGTACTCGGTAGGACTGCCATAGGTGCGTCCGCTACGGGACACCCCCAGGGTTGTCCCCAGCGGGGCCCAGAGCAGGTATTCGGGACCGCCACCAGCACGTCCCGCCATGCCCTGGGCGCAGCGGCCCTGGGCGAGGATCCGGACCCCGGCGGGGAGCTCTGAGAGCACCGTGGCTTGGTGCTCGTAGCGGCCCCCGCACCGAGGGCACTCGCCCTCCCCATAGGGGATTGTCTTCCCCTGGGGGCAACCCGTAGAGCGGTAGGGGCCGCCGAGGGTCCAAGACCCCCGGAACCCGCTCTGGTCCCGGATCAGGATCAGAGCACCAGCTCCGGGGGCGCTGGTGAGGGCGAAGCCCCCATCGCTTCCTTCTGGGGTCAGCTCGACCCCATTGGGCACGGGCACGAGCACCTGCTCTCGCCCACGGCCGGGCTCCCCGACCGCGATGGTGCGGTCGGGCCCGACGTGGATTTTGGGCTCCACGTTGCCGTATCGGAAAATCGTGTACACTCTCATGGATTCCTCCTCTATGGTTTCCCGCGACTCCCCAGTGGGGAGTTTCGCCCCGGGACCACCAGGGCTCGTCAGGCGGGGTTGGTTCAGGCGTCAACGCGCCTGACCATCTCGTGGGGACGCCACATTGGTGTCCCGTTGTGACGCAACAGAGATTTGAACAGCACGACCGTGTAGGTCGTGCCGTCTGCGGTAATGGCGGTCCCAGCGGTAGCACCGTCGGGCGCTGTGGAGCCATACGCACACCACAGCTCCGGTTGGGTCAGGAGCCACTCGGCGGTGACTCCCTCCCAGAGCCCATCGGGGCCAGCCGCCTGGGCCAGGGCGGCGTTGATATTCGCGGCCCACGCTTCAGCATGGGCGCGGCGCTTCCGTTCCGCCACCTCTTCCCGACGGCGGATGGCGGCGGTGGTAGCGGCCTCCCACTCGGAGGCGGTGCGCACTCCAGTAGGGAGACCCCAAAACGCGTATGACCCGGCACTCCCCTCCCAGGAGAGGAGCACCGTGGCTCCTACATCCCCCGCCGCCTGGGCCATGGCGGTGAGGATGGACCGAGCCCAGTCTGGGACCCGGCGGGAGAGCACATTGTGCTCCCCCTTCGAGGCACCGAGTCCCTCGGTGCCATATACCACGAGCTCCCGCCGCGTTCCTGCGACGGGGTGGTGGCGGACGATCTCCACCACCCGCACCAGGCGGGGCTCCCGGCCCTCGGGCGGGGCCGGGACGAACTTGTGTTTTGTTCCGTGGTCGTTGGGCGACCACCAGCCTGACGCTATCATTATCTCCTCCATCTCCTCCTAAACGAAAAGCCCCAGGGGACACGCCCCTGGGGCTCGATTCCTACTTCAGATGCTCGGCGACCCACTGGTCGCCAACCTCCACTCTGAGAGTGGAGGGAGAGTAGTCCATGTTGGACCACCCCTTCCGGGCATAGGCCCGTGGGTGGTCGATTACCCGCCCGGAGCGGGTAGTAAAGCACCACCGCTCCCCCTTGAGGGTCGGAGCGGCGTCAGATCCTGACACCACTACCACCGGCACATGCGGGCGAGCGCCCGCTGCGGACCGGATGGTCCGCTTCTGTTTTCTGGTCAGCTCCATCATCGTTCCTCCCTACGATTCGAGTATGCGACATCTCTATCGTAATGTCAATACCCACGGAGCAATTTTTAGAAACTAAATTTCCTTTGTTTTCAATGACTTGGAAGTCATAGGGTGATTTTCTGATGGTGGTAGGTGATGCCGCTATCCACGCCGTGACAGCTCGAACGCCCGGGCCCACTGCTGCCCTGCCTTCGCGATCTTCTCCAGCAGCTCCGGTTTCGACAGTGGTTTCTGCACTCCAGGTCCCACGATGAGATAGGGTCGGTAGTCGGGATCGTGGAAGGAGCCGTCCCACTTGAGAACCACGTTGACTCTGGCTCCCTCACGGTATAGAGTATCAATGACGGTGCGGATTTGGTCCTCTTCCGTATGTGGATCCCAGTCGATTCTGGATATCCCCTTCCGCTTGTCCAACCAGCCCACCTTCATCTCATCCTCCTCGCCGCCCTCCGCACTCTCTTCGGCCAGCCCTGCGCGATTTCCGGAGCCCACGGCTGTCTCCAGCGGCCATCCCAGGAGCTTTCCCGCTCCGGCCAATCCTGACCAAGAGCATCAACTAGGTTCTCAATCTCATAGTAAGGATCATGCGCACCGGCGACATGATGCGGAGCCATGGGGGACGCCACATACCTGTCTCTTATACACATCTCCGAGCCCACGAGACTAGGCATGAGCTCGTATGCCGTCTTCTGCTTGAAAAA